GGAAGTTCTCGCGCGAAAAAAAGAGCGTTAATTGTGGAAGATAGCTTAGAAAAAGTAGCTACGCTGTACATGAAATGTATGCAAGTTTATGATAAAACGCATTTCAAAGATACGGAAGATGTGCCGTTTATTGCTGAACAATTTACTAGAGATTATGTAGTAAAAGTAGACGCCCACAGTAATTCTCCTATCTTTACCGAAGATTTGAAACAATTAGCGTTTAATCTATACAAAGCGGGTGCAATTGATAAAGAATCACTACTTGACTTAATTGATGTTCCAATGAAACAATTACTGAAAGATAAATTGAAAAAACGGGAAAAGATGGCTGCAAATAATCCGCAACCAGCTCCACCAAAAGAATCTAAAGGAAAGAAAGAACCAGAGGTAGGATAATGGCAAAAAATATACAACCGAAAGCAGATCAACCTAGAGTAACCACCGAAAACTTAAAACGTGGTGAAAGATCTCCTGAGTTGCAATATAAAGTGTCAAGCATCAAAACATTTGACCGTAGTCCATCAACACGGACTTACGGAAGAACAGTTAGGGGATAGTTTAACTAGGAGATTATTATGTACGGAAGAAAAGCACATAAAAAGTCACGTAAGACAAGACGTTAATCGGTTTCCCGTGAGAAGGAAAAGGGCTGTGGCTTCCTTGCCCTAAATAGGTCGCCGCCTCTAATAAGGAGATGATGATGCGTAAAGCACGTAAAGGCCGTAAGGCACGCAAGTAATCCGAAAGGATTTTTCCTTCGGGGGGTGGGAAGTAAAAATAAGTATCCCCCACTTGACAAACTGATAGAAAGGTTTAATCTTTCTTGAAACAATAGGAATTGAGAATATGGGCGTACCTAACGATCAACTGATGAAATTAATGAAAAGCCAACGGGATAAAGCAACTCCAGGTGGTACGCCACCTATTCCTGATGCGATGAGTACTGGAATGTCTGCAGAAGAAGCTCCTCCAATGGCAGCTCCTATGTCCACACCAGAACCGAAGATGGGGAATCGTGAAGCAGCCATGATCAACATTGGTATGGCAATGGATTTATTAGAACAATCCTTACCAGCAGTTGGAAGCGAATCAGATGAAGGCAGAAAAATTTTAGCTGCGATTCGTACCATGACTGATATTCTTGGTCCACGCAAAGGCAAGACTGGAGAACTCCAGCAATCTGAAATTTTACAAATGTTGCAAACTTTACCTCAGGCTGGTGGCGCTACGCCCGAAGGTAAAGCCATGTCACAAGCGCCAGCAATACCTGGTATGTCACAAAATGTACCTCCACCTAGTCCTATGGCTGGTGGTATGCCTGGTGGTATGCCTGGTGCTGCACCTCCTCCAATCATGTAAAAGGAAATTGAAATGGAACTTTTTAAACCAAGAGGTGCTTCAGCTCCTCGCAGACCAACTGATAACAATCAGAAAAATGGACAAATTGTTAACACACCACGCTTTTCCGAGTTTGGTGGTTTAAATTCACCTAAAAAAGGTGGATATAAAAACATGATGTCAATGTCACAGCCTGGTGACACCAAGAAGGTTATTTAATTAATTAAGGGGATATATCATGAGTTTAGAAGACCTATCATTTGAACAGAGAGATCAGCTAGCCCAGCTAGCTAAAACTCTTTCTGAAAATCCGTCAACTCGTAAAGAGTTTTTACGGATGACAAAAAAAGTCAATCCAGATTTGCCAATACCCGAATTGGAAATTGAAGATTATACCCATCAAAAGGTATCTGCAGCGGAAGAACGGGTAATGCAATTGGAATCTAAATTGCGTGAGAAAGATGCAGTTGAAGAACTTAACAGACGTCGTCAAGCTATCATTAAAAAAGGTTTGGCAACAGAAGATAACATTGGTGATATTGAAAAATTAATGTTAGAAAAAGGCATGACCAATCACGAAACAGCAGCAGAGTATTTTGATTGGATGCAACAAGCAGCAACTCCTACTCCAACTGGTTATAATCCAAATACATTAAGCAAGTTTGACTTGTCTAAGTATTGGAAGAATCCACAAGCTGGAGCAAGAGATGAAGCAGCAAAAGCGTTAAATGAGTTGAGAAAAAACACTCGACCCATTGGTTTTTAAATTAATAGGGGATATTAATTTTGTTTGGAGATAAATTATGCCTATAGGTGGCGGTATTCTTCCAGCAGCGGGTACTTCGCAATACAATGAGTTAACCTACGTCACTCGTAGAGCGTTTATCCCAAAGCTAGTCGTACAACTTTATAACAGCACCCCTTTGATGGCTGCTTTGATTGCTAACAGTCAACAGGCTTCTGGTGGTGTATCCCAAGTAACTGTGCCAGTTCAAGGCGCTCAGTTTGTTAATGCACAATGGTCTGACTATTCTGGTTCATTTAACCAGCCATCAGTTCAGCAAGGTGCGTTTAACGCTGAGTTTAACTTGAAATTGATGATCTCTCCTGTACCGTTCCTCGGTATGGAAGGTGCAGTTCAGCAAGACTATGCGATTATTCCTTTGATCGAAGCTCGTATGAATGATGCGACTAACGTGATGATGGATGCAATGGCTACAGCCTTGTACACAAACTATACCAATACTCAACAATTCATCGGTTTACCTGGTGCAATTGATGATGGTACAAACTTACCTACTTACGGTAACATCAACCGCTCTACCTACACATGGTGGAAATCAAAGGTGTATGCCGCTGGTAACGTCAATCCAACCCGTCAAAATGTGTTGCAATACATTTCTGGTACTGTAAAGAACGGTGCTGAAGTGCCAACATTTGGTGTTTGCGGTTTTGGTACATGGACATTACTTGCTCAAGACTTTGTAGGTCAAGAACAATACGTTATTACTCCAGGACATGGTTTTGATGGTGACGCTAACGGTCCACAAGCAGCTTTCAGAGCGTTGATGGTAGCTGGTGTTCCAATTTATCCAGATCCATATTGTCCAGAAGGTACAATGTACTTCATTAACAGTAACTACTTATCCTTGTACATCCATGATCAAGGTTCATTTGTATTTACTGGATTTGAATCTACTTTACCGAACTGGCAGATTGGTTATGTTGGCGCAGTATTGATGATTGCCGAATTGGTAAGCACCAAGCCTAAGTCAATGACCAGAGTTTCTGGCTACAACTCTATTACTTTATAAGGAGAATTAGTCATGGCACTCGGCTTAAATAAAATCCTCATTAGTGGATCAAACACTAATACCCCAGGTGCGTATTGGCAGCTGACAACTGTAGCCGTAGCAGCAAGCGGTAATACAGTTATTCCAGCTGGTACATACGAAGTATTTCCAACAGCAAACGTCACGATTGAAGCAGTTTCTGCTTACAACACCAATACATCTTGCACAACACCATCTACATGGACTGTGTTGCTTGCAAATAATACTGGTGGTGTACTCATCTCTGATGGTGTTAACGTGCGTGCCAATGCGATTGTGGCTACATCTGCAACAGTTACTTTAGTAACAGTTAACGGTGGTCAGAACGTATCTACCACTTACACAAGCTAAGGAGTAATCAATGGCTAATGCAGATGCAGTCGCACAAAATACCCAAGATACTTTTAGTAACTATCGTTTGGGTAAAGTAACGGCCACTCCGCTTAATACGGCTGGCAATGCTGTGATTACGATTCCATTACTTGGCGGTGGCTTAACAAATAGTGGTAACACAACAACTTCTGGTGGCGTGATTGTACGTAGAGTTACTGTACAAAACCCATCAGGATCTGTTGCGTCAGCAAACGTATCGATTGGATCTACTGCCGATGGCGCTAATTTAGTAACTGCAAATACAGTTCTATCTAGCGTTTCTGCTGGTGGTAAATTTCAAGATATTTCTAGCACCGCTACTTCTACCGTTGTTAGTGGTAATGTAACCCAATGCCTTTATGTCAATGTCAATACCGCTAGTGGTAACGCTAATACTGTTGATATTTGTATATGGGGCGATGTTGTGACCTTTTAATATGTCTACTATATTCGTAACCAATCATTCTGACAAAATCTTAAAAGATGGTTTTGCTGGAAACTTTTATGTTTTTAAAATGGAAGAAACGGTAGAAATACCGTTAGAAGCAGCCGAACATATTTTTGGTTACGGAATAGAAAACAAAGAACCTTATTTGGCCAGGCTTGGATGGACAAAAACCACGAATGATTTAGAAGACGGTCTTGATCGTTTATCTAAGTGGGAGTTGTCCACTCAACCACCAAGAAAGAACCAATCGTTATCCCCGTTGGTGGACAAAGTACCCTTTCCTTCTGAGAAGAAGGTTGGGGGAAAAATCCTCACCGTGGCAGCTTAAATATGGAACTTAAATGGCAACCTTATCATCGTACATTACACAGGTGCGAAGGCTGCTGCATGATGCTAATGGAAACTTCTATACCGATCAGCAGCTGACCGATTACATCAATTCTGCCCGTGAAAGAACGGTGCGGGATACGAGCTGTTTGCGGGAAATTGTCGTTACGCAAACCCCTTGTATGGTTGCTCCAACAGCTACTATCAATGGTGCTTCACCATCTTATCCTGTTGCGTGGACTGCAAGTACAGCATACACACTCAATCAGTTTATTTTTAGTAACATTTATATTTATCAAGTAAC